CTCCGTCCCTCACCAATTGGGTTTCTGCACCCAGCACTCTCACCACGGCGTTGGCCCAATGACTGATGACAGGTGTTTGTGCGTCAGTGGCCAAGATTCCGAGGGCTTTCCGTAACAGGCATTCATCACTCGACACCGTGAGTGGGGCTCCGGAGAGATGGAGCTTCTTTGCCTGTCTTTGTATATCGCACACACTGGTGTTATCACAGAAGGCATTCAGGTAGTAACGTCCCAGAAAAGGCACAGGTTCCCCCGGCACCAGGTTCTCGGCTTTGATCACATGGCCGAGTGACTCAGCGACATTGCGGAACACGTTGATATCTATGTCCGCCGCCAAGCCATCGTCACCACCCACGACCCCCAGGGACTCCATAGCCCCCGAGTGGTCTTCCCCCTGATCGCGATACGAGCAATATTGTAAGAAATCATTATCCAGGCTGTTGAAGTCACTGGTATCGCTCGACCCGGACAACCGGGATTTTCCTGTGTTATACTTCACCCCGAACTTGGTGAAGGCGGTGGCTCCATACTGACTAAGCAGTAGCTCGCGGACTTCCTGATGATAACGCGGGTGGAAATATCTTAAGCACAAGGCCAGCTCTAGTTTGACCAGGTCGGCACTATGTGTTCCATCCCACGCACTGTAGTCTGTCGGGGTTACGGTGGTTGCACCCCTGCACACCTCGTGGACTCGGTTGGCTATGTCCACGGGCTTCTTGCCGAATGCCCAGCTCTTCATGGGCTTAAGGATCTCCTGGCTGAGAGGATAAATAAATGATGCGTACCGCGTGCGATGGTCCGCATCCACGGTACTGATATTCCTAGGGTGTTTGAAGCCCCAGTAGCTCTCCGCCTTCTGAAACGAAGAGACAATCAGCTTGCGCATCCTCATGAAGTTCGAGACACGCTCGAAACCTCTCCTCTGAGTCGGCCGGTTCTGTTGTTCAATAACCGGTTGAGTGTCCATCGGCACTCCTTTGTGCAGATCTACATCAGGGACCAATTCCCTGAGGAAGTCGGCGGCATAGCGATCGAAACGCTTGGGCCACTTCGCGACGGTGTTCTTCACGTCTAACACTCTCGCCTGAACGCAGTCGGTGTCATTGTTCAATGAGCGCATGGGGGCGACGTTCCCAGTGCACAACTGCGGCCCGATTATACGTGCGGACGGCTTTCCGTCCTCGAAGATCAACGGCTTGAGGGTCTGATAACTTATGTCCCTCACATTGTCGGGCAGCCTTCCGCAATCCATCTGGATGTTTAATTGCGGGATCTCCTTGAGATGTGGTAGTAACCTGAAAATCTGTGCAGCCAGAGCGGCCGCGTCCTCAATCTTCGGTTTCTCGTTG